TTTCACTTAAACAAGTAGAAATAAAAGTTTGATCTGCACCTGACAATCCTAATTTTAAAGATGTTTTTGTTATATCTACTTCTTCTGTAAATTCAGAAATACCCATAATAAAGCTAGATGAAGTATATGTAACACTAGAACCTGATACAGAACTTGTTAATGGAAAAGAACAATTTGTTATATTAACAGGGGTACTAAAACCGATTGTAATAAGGTGAACAGGTCTAAGATTGTTAGTCGCTAGTTCGTTCTTTACTGCTGTCGTTAGACTTCTTGTCATCTTCGTATGTTCTCCTATTTACTTTAACATTTAAAACTTTAATGATAGCTTTATCTGATGGTTCTTCATACTTGCCTAGATTATTATTGACAATCTTAATATCTTTATCATCAACTATTTCTTCAGCTAGAATATCAACTGTAGCCCAATGCTTAATTAAGTATTTCATTACAAAGCTTCTTCAACATCAAATTGATATTCATAATACAAATTGCCATCTTTATCTGCACCACTAACACCAAATTCTTGTATATCAGAAGTTAAATAAACTGTAAAAGGAACATTGTCATAAGTTACAACTGAATCATCTGCTAATGCAGTTATTAATGGTGGTTCTATTGTAATTGTTGAAGCATTACTTGAACTTGTGGCATCTTCTACTACCATATAAACTTTACTGTGTGATGCAAACTTTAAAAAATCTCCAGCTTTAAATCTACCAGCACCATCTCCAGCAAATCCGTCAAGAGCAATAGTTGTATCTCCAACTGCGTGAACACCATTGACTAAAATTGTTCCTGTTTCATTACCTCTAGCATCTTCTATTTCAGGTGGGATAATTGTAAATGTTTCTTTTCTTGATCTTTGTTTCATAATAAAAGCCATTAGTTCTCCATAAATATCTGATCTTTTTCCTGTTATAATCTGAACTGAAAAAGCAAATCTTTGACCATCTATTTGACGAACTAATCTTTTACCACTATCTGATTTAGAGATAAGAGTATTCTGTATTGACTTTATTCCTAAAGTTCCAAATTTTGCATTTGATATAGGGAAAGCACCTGACATTATATTATACTATTTCTTCCTCTCTCATTAACAGACTCATTAATGATTCTTGATATTGTTCCTCGTCTTTCAATTAATAATTTATCTACTCCACTTGCGTCAACAGCATTAATTGTAAAATTAACATTAACATTTCCTGTGCCTGTTCCTCTTGCTGATTGTGTAATTTGACCAGCTTGGTTTGGTATAAATAATTCTGCACCATTCTCTCCTACGACAACAGGTTGATTTTTTGGTACTGAACCACCACTTGCAAAGAATCCAAATAATCCACCATTACCCCCACCACCACCACCACCCATAGCAACTAATATAGCTTGAAGTGCAACTTGTTTTTGTAGTTCTGCTGTTTTTTGTTTCATAGTGTTTAATTGTTTCTTTTCTACTTTTCCTAATTCTATTCCTAATAGTTTCTGTATTCCCATTCTAATAATAATTTCAATTAATACAGATAAAGTATTAACAAGAGCATCTGCAACCATTTTTTTAAATGATTTTCCTAAATCTTCTCCTAAAATAATTGCTCTTGCTAAAGAGTTAGAGAAACTTTTTATACCAGCATCTAAACCCTCAACTATTGTAGTTCTAATATCTGAAATTTTATTTCTTAAATTTTCTAATGCTGTGTTATTTAATTCTTCAAAGCTTTTCATCATAGCTTCTACTTTAGATGGTACTTCTCTACATTTTACATTAATATCTTCTAATTTTGTTAATGCTTCTTTTAAAGGTGCAACAAAACCCTCGTTAGCATCTCCACCCTCTAAAATATCATTTAATGTTTGTAATTCTTCTTTCGTTTCTTTAGTTGAACCTGTTAGTTCTTTAAATTTATTAATTATTCTATCTAAGTTGCTTATAACTAAAACAGCAGTTCCTATTAATAAATTCTTTTTAATTGTTGCGTTAAAACCTAACATAGCAGTATTGGCTACTCCAATAGATATTGCTAAATTATGAAAAAACTTAATCACTTTCATAGCAATAAATAATCTAAATAGTTCTATTAATATTTGAAAATTATCTGCCAAAAATTTTATTGAATCTGCAATAGATGTAATTGCAACAGCGAAAGCTTCTCCTATATCTCTACTTATATCTCTTATTGCTCTATCGTTTTCTTCTGTAAATGTTTTAAGGTTGCCTAATTCTTTTTTAAGTTCAGCAAAAAATCCTGATGCTATTTGAGTTTGTATTGTAAAAAAAGTATCTTTTAAGTTTGATACAGTTCCTGATAAAGTTTGTGCTAGTTTATTTGTTAATTCACCAAACTTACCACCTGTACCAAATGCTTTTGCTAATCCTTTAATTGAATCATCTACACTTGTTTTAACACCAGCAGAAAAACCAGCCATAGCAGTTACAGCTTTATCTCTAAATAAATCTGCTGAACCTATACCAGCACTAAATGATCTTTGTATCTGTTGTGAAGCTAGTGCAAAATCTCCACCTAATTGAACTGCTGTATTACCTGTTATCTTTAATAATTCGTCAAATGATATTCCAAGTGATTCTGCTTTCTCAGCGACAGTTGCTAGAGCAGTTACACCTTGTTGAATATTAGATAGTTCAAATGGAGTTGTTTTTGCAAATTTTGTTACAGCATCTAAAGCTTCTTTACCTTTTTTAGCACTTCCAAATAATGCTTCTAATTGAACACCAAGTTCTTCAATCTGCATACCAGCATTAACGATACCTTTAATAACTAAACCAGCACCTAGACCTATAAAAGCATTTTTAAGATTAAATACAGAAGCTTTAACTTTTGCTAGACTTCCTTGTAGTCTTCCAAGTGCTTCTTTCGATTTATCTCGTGCTACTATGTCTATATTGAGTCTTTGTGCCATTATGTTTTTAACCTTTTCGCTTCAGCTAGTGATGTTCTTGTTTTATACTCATCTTGTTCTTTTTTCAAGTAAGCTAACCAAAGATTATAATGGCTTATGGGCATTTCTAAAACCTCTTGAATTGTGATGTGGAGTCTGTCTGCTACAACCAATAGCGACCTCGTGTCAGGGTCGCTTTCTACTTTTTTTCGGCTTCCTCGTAATTAGCATCTGCAAGAATACGATTTGCAACAGTAGCAATAACATTAGAATCTGCTTTTTTTCTTAATGCAAATTTATCTTCAGGTTTAAAAGCTTTAATATGTTCGCCTTTATCGTTCTTAACTTGAAGTTTCATTATAAGCAAATCAACAAGAACAGTTAAGTCTTGGAAGTTACTAGACTTCTTAAATATAATGTTCTTTTCTTCTAAGGTTAAAGGTTCAGAATAAAAAACAGATGGATTTCCGTTTTCGTCTTTCCATTCATCAACTTCAATAGTAATAGTTCTTAAATTCTCAAAATGAGTTTTAACTCTATCTATAACTGACATAAATTAATATTATACAGTTCCTACAGTTAATGCACCAGTTCCTTGAAAAGTAACAGTTCTTGAAACGATTGCGTCCATTGCATTATTAATACTCATACCTGTAACAATACCTGTTCCTGTGTATGAAGCATCTCCTGAAGTATTACCCTCAGGTAATAAAACAAAAGAAATAGATGCACCAGCTAATAAAGCTTCTTGCTCTGTGCTTGTTTCATCAAAGTTCATTTCTAAAGTTCCTGAGAAAGAAGTTCTACCAGCTACAAATGATTTAGTACCATCTGATAATTCTGTATCTTCTATAACGTCACCAGTAGTTTCTAGAGTAAATGAAGTTAATTCACCTACTGCTGTTCCAGCTACTGTTACGACTCCTTCTTTTCCGTGATGTGTTGCCATTTTTTATTTTCCTTTTTTGGTTTTACTTTTACTTCTTTGTCTTGCTTATAACCTAGTCTTAAATAATGTTCAAGATTTGTTTCATTAATTGTTATTTCTGAGCCACCTTTATATAATTTAATATCTTTAGCCATAATATGTACTTTTATTTGTTTTCTTCGTCTTCGTCAATATCTTCCTCAAATTCCTCATCATCTAAATCATCAGCTTCGATAGATTCCTCAACATTATCTTCTCTTATTTCTTCAATAAGGTCTTTGACTTCTTCACATAATAAAGATTCTTTGTCGTGTAATTTCTCTATTTGGTCTATTTTCTTTTGTATCTTATTTAGTATTCTTTCCATTGTTCACTCCTTATGGTGTTCCTGATTGATATTCATACATACATCTAATCGTCATTCTTATTCCACCA